AAGTGACGCATCTATTCCAGTACAACTTGGTTGGGTAGCACGTATGATGTGTATGGGTTACGAACCATCCGAATCATTCAAAAAATTCTTTGTCAAAGAATTTAAGACTGCAATAGAGAATGCAAAGAAAACCAAAAAATCAAAAGCACCTGTAGTTGCATCAACCGCACCAGTCGTTAACATTCAAGATAGAATTCGTGAAAAGGCAGCCGAAGAAGTTGGCGAAATTGAAGGTCTTGTTGATGACTTTATTGCAGGCGGCTGTAAGTCTGCACCAGATATGCAATCATATCTGAAAGGTAAAGAATTATCTGCCGTTGTGCAAAAGCGTATGTGTGAAGTGTTCATCAAACGTTCTAAAGAATTCGAAGAAGTGATGAATACTTCCGATGCTGATATCAAAGAAGGTTATTCTAATTTCAGTAAAGTTCAATTGCGTAAAGTAAAAGAGTTCTATGATACGATTGTTGCTGAAACGAATCGTGGTGCAGAAAAGAAACCTACCCGTAAAGCACGTAAAGTAAAAGAGAAACCTGCAAGTGTGATTGCCGCTAAAGTGCAATACATGAAAGATTTTGCTGAATTGAATTTGAAAAGTGTTCTACCAGAAAAGATTGTTGGTGCGAATCAAGTGTGGTTGTATAATACCAAAACAAAATTGCTTGGCATGTACAATTGCGACAATGCAAAAGGTTTGACAATCAAAGGCACGACAATTCAAAACTACAATGAGCAATCATCTAGTGGCAAACGTTTGCGTAAGCCTGAAGTGACTGTTAAGCAAGTGCTTGATGGTGGTAAGATTGTACTCAAGAAACTACTCGATGGTCTGTCTACTAAGCCATCGGACTTGACAGGACGTATTAATTCTGATACAATTATTCTTAGAGTAATAACTGGATAACTTAAAATGATTTTAGTAGACCTGAATCAAGTGATGATTTCAAACTTGATGATGCAATTGAATTCGAATGCATCTAATCCTATTGACGAGAATTTAATTCGCCACATGGTGCTGAACAGCATTCGAATGTACAATGTCAAATTCAAAGACACGTATGGCGATATCGTCATTTGTTGCGATGATAAAAAGTACTGGCGCAGAGACTTCTTTCCGTACTACAAAGCAGGTCGTAAGAAAGACAGGGATGCGTCTCCGTTTGACTGGAACCTAATCTTTGAAACATTGAACAAAGTACGTGACGAAATCAAAGAACACTTTCCGTACAAGGTAATTCAAGTTGACAAGACAGAAGCTGATGATGTTATCGCAACATTGACACAAAAATTTGGTGTTCAATTGAAGAACAGTACTACTGAGAAGATTCTGATTCTGTCTAGCGACAAAGACTTCATGCAATTGCAGAAGTTCGCAAACGTAGAACAGTTCAGTCCAATGGGTAAGAAGTTCTTGAAGTGTGGTGATCCTGACAAGTTCTTGAAAGAACACATCTTCAAGGGCGATAGAAGTGATGGTATTCCTAATTTCCTGTCTTGCGATGACACATTTGTCACCGAGGCACGTCAAAAACCTGTAACTGAGAAAAAACTAAATAAGTGGTTAGAAGAAGAACCTGAGTCTTTTTGTGATGAAGTGATGCTGAGAAATTACAAGCGAAACGAATTGCTGATTGACCTGTCGAAGATTCCGACTGAGTACCAAGAGAAGATTCTTGATGCTTATGACAATGCCCCTAAACGTGGTAGGGAAAAACTACTTAATTATTTTATCCAAAACCGCATGAAGCAGTTGATGGAACACATACAGGAATTTTAAAATGGCTATCGATATTAGTAAGATGACTTTGCCCGAGTTGCTACAACATGTTGCTGATTTACCAGCGGCAAAGAAAGCAAACTCACTCAAGCAAATTGCGAATCTGACACCAGAGTTGAAAACAGTATTGCAATACACCTTTCACAAGAATATTGTGTTTGATCTGCCAGCGGGTGTGCCACCGTACAAGCCTATGGAAACACCAGGCAATTGGGGTCACAATCGTTTGCCGAAAGAATTGAGAAAGTTTCAATACTTTTTCAAGGGAAGTAACTTGAATCCTATCAAGCGTGAATCAATTTTTATTGAGGTTCTCGAAACAGTTTCTCCTGAAGAGGCTAAACTTGTTCTAATGATTAAAGATAAAAAACTTACGTACAAGGGCATCAATCGAAAACTAATCGAGGAAGCGTTGCCTGAAATTTTGCAGGGAGAATCAGAGTAACAAAATGGCCAAAACAAAAAAGTATTCTAGTTTCCGAGACTTCTATGAAGACGAAGGTCGTAAAGGGAAACCGAAATTGGACGAATCTAAAAAACAAAAAGATAAGTTCAAGCACCAAACAAAGTTTATTGATCCTAAGAATCTCAATGATGATGATTGGGATGAGTTTGAAGAATTTGACGAAGTAAAATAATTTATTGAGAGTATATTATGAAAAAAGAATTGGATGAAGCACTAGTAGCAAAGTACCCAAAGATTTTTAAGTATCGTCATGCGCCGATGACACATACTGCTATGTGTTGGGGTTTTGATTGTGGCGATGGTTGGTACAACATTGTTGATGTATTGTGTTCAAACATTCAACATCATGTGGATCAAAAACGTAAAGACCGTGCAAAAGCATTGCGATTCAATCGTGCATTGAAACGTGCATTGGCTGGAGACACACATCCACTTCAAATGCATTTTAGTTTTGGTAGCAAAACAGAACCAACTTCATTTGGCATTGAATATGCAAACAAAGCAATTGAAAGCGCAAAGTTCAAAGAAGTTCCTCCACGTATGCCATATATCACAGCAAGTCAAGTGAAAGAAAAGTTTGGCGGACTGCGATTCTATACAAATGGTTTTACAGATACAATTGATGGAATGATTCGTATGGCAGAATCAATGTCATATCGTACATGTGAAGTGTGTGGTAATCCTGGTCGTTCAAACAACTACGGATGGATTTCAACATTGTGCGATACACACCGATTAGAACGTGGTGAAGACTTGCCGCAAAACGAGGAACTAGAGTCCGAAGATTGAATACAAAAGTACTAAAAACCCCTTCCAAGCCGTCTTTGACGGCTTTTTTGTTGTCTTTTTACAACAAAGTGCGAAATAATCGTTGACGTACCATTCGAACCCTGTATAATAGATTCTGTAGTGAGTGAGATTAATAGGAGATTTAAATGCTTACAGTTTTGACAATTTTGATGGGTTTGTTTGTAGTGATGGTTTTGTTCGGTGCCGCAGTTAGTGGTTCTGTTAAGACCCTCGGCTGATTTTAATTTTTAAGGAAAAGAAAATGATTGACGGATTTAACGAATACCTCGAATGCATCAAAGCTGACTATGTTAAATGGCATGGTGACAGTCCCTCCGAAATTCAAAAAGCAATGGCACAAGAATTTTGCGATTCCTTGTCCTATGAAGTTGGTCGTAGTTACATCAAGGTAATTACTGGTCGTGCTGGTAGCGGTCGTTCCGTGCATTCATTCGTGTGTTTGCGTGACATGGGCAAGTTCACAAAGGGTGACATTCTGAAAGCGGCTGGTTGGTCGGCTCCTGCAAAGAATTTTGCACGTGGTAACACGATGGCCAGAACTTTCCAGAACATCCGTTGGACTGGAGCGATGTGAATACCAAAGTATTCAGTTGCAAAAAAACAACAGAATTGAAAATAGTTGTTGACATGGTTCTCCATTGTGGTATAATAGAATCTTAGACAGTAAAGAAAAGAGTTCAAAAAATGCGTACTAAAACCTACATTCAAGGCTTCAAAAATTCACAGAAAATTCGTGTGATGTTTGACGGAATTGGTGTCTACACCACTGTTGCTGGTGTGTCGAGTGTGTTTGCTACATACACCCATTCACAAGCGGCTAATGATGCTCTGTTGCGTTTGTCTTACATGCGTTACATGGCACAAAAAGATGGTGCGTTGGTTCCCACAGGTGTTGGTATGACAAGTTACAATACCTCGCAAGTTGGTACGCAAGTTCAAGTTGATTTGATTTAAGGAAATAAAATGACTACATTATCACATGATATCTCTTACGGAATGTTTAGCGAAGTCGGTAACTTAGCCGTTCATGGTATTGTTGTTGCCGCAGTAACAATGAACCTGACATGGCCAGAAACTTACAAGTGCCTCAACATGTTGGCCAAAAATGATTACAGCAAATTTGGTGAAGCGATGGACACTACAGTTCGGGAATGTGTCTACAATACTTGTGGTTTTACTTCTGACTTTTATGGTGCTTAATATGATTACATACAAATTTTATGTTGGTAAAGATGTTTATGAATTCGCCGCAGAGTCTAAACTGAATGCGATGGAAATGTGCAATCGTCAAGTGATTGATAAATTAGATTTGCATCCTATGGCTTGGTTTGACGCTGGTCAGAATGCATTTTCATGTCAGTCTGGTAACTTTTTTGATTAAGGAAACAAAATGAAAATCGAAACAGCAATTGGTATTCTGAATAAAGAACGTGAATTTTTGGGTATGGGTTTCTTGGAGTTGTTGCAAGATATCCAACTTGAGGGTAAGATGGTTTACTCTGAAAAGACTATGGAAGCATTCGAGCGATTCATGGTTGACGGGCGCAAGATGTTTGCACCTGTTGCAGAATAACAACAGATTCAAAAATAATTGTTGACATACCAAACGAACCCTGTATAATTAATTCTGTTGAGTTGATAAAGGAATTGAAATGAGAACAGCAAACGAACAAACCCTCTGGGAAATCCAAGCATACGGTGCTAAGAAATCTGAAATTCTTGAG